CAAAAGATATATATTCATTGGATGATTTTTTTGTTTTAGCTATAACTAATAAATCTCTTAAATCCTTCCAATTAGGTGATGCACCAGATTTAATTTTTTCTAATGTTTTATTATATACATAATTACTAGTATTAATCCATTCATTAATTATCTTCTGTTTCTAAAAATGAAGCTTTAAATGATTTAATTAATTCACATATGGATGAAATAGAATCATCTGCTCCTGATTATTAAAATAAACTAGGTGAAACAATCCTAAGGATAAATGATAAGAAATTTATTCATTAAAATTTAAAAAAAACATTTCCTAATTATAGAACTCTCAATGTAAATGTGATTTAATAAAACATTTAATATTTAACTCCTGGAGTAGTGATCCAAAATTATTAGAAAAATTAAAAAATATGAATTTAGAAAATAAAATAGATCTTACTCTGTGCGAAGAAGATTAACTAGGAAGAAATCTAAGATGATTCTAATAAAGTTGAAAATTAATAAATATTAAAAAATTATATTCAAATTTATATGCATTAATAATAAATAATTTCACAGTAAAATTGATATATTTAACAATTTTTATAAATCAATAAAAATTATTATATTCATTAATATCATATGAAATCGATTTTATACTATATATATTTTTACAATTTAATCCTATATGTGGTGATATTAAAGTATTTTTAATATAATTATTTGGTATAACTATTTCATTAAATATTATTTTCGTAATAAAATCTAAATCATAATTAATATTATTACAATAATTTTGTAAAATAAATGGAATTCCGAGAGATAATTTTTTATTATTTATATAATAAAATAATGTTTGTAATACAATTTCTTCTGTTTCATAATCATTAAATTCGTCACTATCATAAAATAATAAATATAATTTAGTTATTTCCATAAAAATATTTTTTTGGATAAAATTACCTTCTCCTTGACCACCAAAATATTTAATATCATTAAAATACTCTAATATTTTTTTAAATTTATAATGATTATGAATATTTTTTTTAAATAAATGCCATTTATTATCTTCAGTAAATTCAATCATTTGTAAACCATTTTTATATTTTTCAATGTATTTTATTAATTCGGGTTTAATAAACATTTCAGTTGAATCAGATAATAATATAAAATATTCAAAATCAATATTTAGATTAACTACAAATTGAAAATTATTAATATGAATAAATAATGATCCTTTACCTTTTGAATAATTATAATTATTTAAGTTATAATATATATTATTATTTTTATATATTTCATTCAAATTTAGATGATTATTAATTATAATTTTACATCCAAAATTAAATAATACAATATTTTTAATTTGTTTTATAGTATTATGATTTATTGTTGGTATAGAAAATAATAATTTTTGATTATTAATATATATATCATATAATGCATTATTATTATTTATATAATCACACTCTAAATAAACCAACATTTCTTGATTACGGTTATTAAAAGTTTTATATCTATTTTTAAATAAAATAATATTATCAAGAAAATAATAGAAAGCATAAATTAATTTTTTCATTAGAATTTTATCTCCAAAATAAAAATTATCAATGCTATCATATCCATCTTTGTTAATTTTTCCTGTAAAATCATTTATTAAATATAATTTATTATAATTAGTAATACTTTTTATTTCATCAATTAATAAATCTATATAATTATATATATTTAATGACTTGTCTTTATTTTTTATTCTTGTAAAATAATCTAATCTAGTATTTATAATAAATGCATATTTAATATTTTCATTAATGGAATCATATACACTTTTAATTCCATACCACATATTTTTCCATATTTTTTTGTTTATATTACCGACTTTTCCTTCTATTGATTGTTCATATTCTATATTATTATCATTATCAATTTTTATTGATATAATATTATTAATAAATTCATTAAAATATAAATTTATTGTTTCATCATTTATAATTTTATTAGATTCTTCTAAAGGTCTCCAAGAATTATTAGCTTCATTATTTGACCAAGTATGTATATAAATTTCAAATTTATAGTATATTTTTAATTTATTTAAAAATGTAATTAAATAATCATTCTCGAAAGAATTTCTTTCATGTCCTCGTAATATTATTGCTATCATAATTTATATCTATTAGATAAAAAATATTTTTTAAACTTTAAAAATCTTTTTTAATAAGATTCATTTTGATATAAATAATTTAATTCAATAGTAAATGAAAAATCCATATAATTCAAATCTAAAGTATTACCATGTGGATCTAATAATTCAATATCAAATTTACTTATATTTACAGGTTGTCTAAATATAAATTTTTTTGATATAAAAGTATTATTATCAAAATCAGTTTGTGTTTTATTAACTGATAAAATTAATTTTGCTAAAATTTTTTTAGGAACTAAAACATTTTCAATATCATAATAAAAATTAGTATATAAATTACCATAATCATTTACTTTTAAAAATAAATAATTATCTCCACTAATATTTAATAATCCTTCACTGGTAATACTATATCTTGAAATAGATGAATTAAATGAAGGATTATATTTTTTATTTCTAAATCCTAATAAATATCCTAATGATTGTATGTAAGAATTATTAGAAAAATCAATTTTAAAAGGATTTTTTGAACTAATTGTAATTTTTCCATTATCAGAATTTATACTAATATTAAAAACTCCATAAATTAAATTATCAAATGATGTTTGAATTATATTTATTAAGTCATTTGATTGATAAAATCCATCTGGTATAATCAGGTTATATAATTCAGAATCATATACAAATGTAAATGAATTATTATTTTTTTTATTCGAAAATGTATAATATAAATTAATAAATTCAAAACTTGTTATATTTATATCATATACATTTTTAATTGTATTATCTAAATTTAATGTAAATTTAGAGGAATTATTATATAATTTTTTATTACTAAATCTTGAATCAATATTGATTATTATTTTTTCCATATAAATATTTATTTTATTATTTCTTTAAATAATTTAATTGGTTTATTTAATTTTTTTATATTTATTAAATAAAAAAATTAAATATTTGATAATCTTTTAGTTAGTTTGTTTAATTTTTTTATTATTAATTATATTTATTAAATCATCTTTCCATTCTTGAATTGATTCATTATCAGAAAATAAAATATTTTTTTTATTTTTAATTAATTTTTCTATACTTAATCTATAATTTTTATTTTTACCTAATTTTATTGCAAACTTTATATATTCATCTTTTGATTTACATATATATTTATTTAATTGCATTTTTTTATAAAAACCAGTTGTAAAACGACCATTTATCATATCAGATGGTTGAGTAACTATCACTTTATTCATACTAAAAGCTTCTAATGATGAATTACATCCTCCGAAAGGATAAACATCTAATATAATATCTGAATTATACATTAAATTCATGTAATCGTAATGATTCATACCAGGGAAAAAATGAATTCTAGCAGTAATATTTTTATTATTAAATCTTTCAATAAATTTATTTTTTTCATTTGAATTAGACATAATTAAAATTGCATTATCTACTTTATTTAAAATTTGTATTAAATAATCATCAAATAATGGATTAAATTTAAATAAAGATTGAGCACAAAAATATATTATTACTTCATCAGTAAATCCGCATTTATTTCTATTTATAAAATTTTGAATATTATATTTTTTTAAAGGATCAATATAATGTGTACATAAGGAATTTTGTAATATTAATTTTTCAGAATAATGTTTTTGTGCTTTTTCATAATCTAATTCATATAATTTTGAACTAAAAAAATAATCAATAGTATCAATTCCTGATGTATCAGAATGACCCCATGTATTACATTGTATTTTTGCTAATTTCATAAAAGACATAAAATATGTAAATGGTTCCATTCCTATTTCACAATAAATTATTATATCTAATTTCATATTTGAAATAATATTTTTAATATCATTTAAATTTAATGGTAAAATAATATGTTTTGCATTTCCAAATGTAAATTTAACATCTAGAAATAATGGATCAAATGTTGAATAATAAACATCAAATTTTGAATCTAATGATAATTGATTTATGATTTGATGTCTATCTTTATATACTGAATGAATTCTATTTAATTGTGAACCATGAAATAAAATTTTAATTTTTTTATTAGTAAAATTAGTATTAATTTTATAATTTAAATCAGGACATAACATTCTAAAAATTTCACATTTTTTTTCAAATATTTTTTTTGAGGAAACTCCTTGATATGACAAATGAAAATTATTTATATTAAAAGATACAATTTGATTTAAATTTATATTATTACTAATTATATTTATTTTATCTTTTAGGTATATTAAATTATTATAAATTTTATCTCTTGCAATAATATAATCTTCAAATGATTTATAATATACATCAAATTTAGTTATAATTGTAATTATTAACATTAAAAAAATATTCTTATTAAATTCATTTATATTTGAATTATTTTTGTTATTATTATTAAATTGATTAGTTTGTATATATATAATATTATTATTACTTTCAATATTATCTTTAATTAATTTTATATCTTCATTGATTATATTATATAATTCTAAAAAATTATCTATAGATTCTATATTTTCAATATTATAATTATCCTTAATAAATAAATTTATAAGATTTATAACATCAATTTTATCAATCATATGAATTAAATTTTTCAATAATAAAACTAATAATTTATGTTTATCAATTTGATCCAAAATTAATTTATTTGAATTTAATTTGTTTATTATAATAATCATATCTTCAGATGTAATTTGACTAAATAATATTTTAAATATATACATTGATATCAAATTATAATCTTCTGATTTATTATCAATTAATTTTTCAAAAATTTTTAAATTTATACTTTTTTTTATTTTTTCAAATTTAGTTGTATTAACTAATAATTCTATATCTTTCAATTGTTCTATTTCATTAAAACAATTTAATATACCTAATAATTCTTCATTTAATATATCTTCTTTTTGTGTTAATATTGCAGCTGTAATTTTTTTTACATACAAAATATTAGTTTGGACAAAATCATATGTTTTATCAATTTTTTTATTTATATAATTTAATAATGTTTTATAATCTTTGATATTAAATAAAATTTTTTCACATATATCATAATTATCTTCAATTAATAAATTAGATTTTTTATATTTTTTATCATTAATATAATAATTTAAACTTGAATCATTAATTATAGCTGATTTAATTAAATCATAAAATTGTGTTTTATTAATTTTTAAATCATCAATATTTAATATATTCATTTTTAAAAAATTAAATGTAGGTATAATAATTATATCATTATTTATTATAGCATTATAATGTTTCAAATATTTATTATATAATTCTGTATTATTATTTATTTCATTTAAATTAAAAACAATATATTCATAATAAAGTAATATATTATTTAAGATAATTTGAATATCAATATAATTTTTAATAAAAAAGATTGATAAAATTGTTTTATTCGGAATTTTAGTTTCTGAAGTTAAATTTATATTTCCATATTTTATTTTATTTATTATAGATAATAGCAAAAATTCATTATCAAAATTTAAATATTTTATGTTAATAAATAATGTATATCGTGAACATTCAAAATCTAATAATTTTAAATTAAAATTATTAATATTATAGTCATCTATAATAATAATTTGATTATATAATTTTTTATTAACATATCTATTATTTATATAATCATCTATTATTTTTATTGAAATTTCTTTATTATATAGATGTATTAATTTATTTTCTTTTTTTAATTTAATAAAAATAAGTAAATCTTGTAAATTTAATATTTTATAATCTATATTTTCTTCATGATCAATATAATTATATTTTTCATTAATATCAAATATTTCTAAATATTGATTAATTTGTTTAATATCTAAATAATTATTATTAAAATTATAATTATCTTTAGATACATAATAAATTTTTTTATCAGTTGATAAATAATAAAAATCATCTTGAATTGAATTTATTAAATTAATTCTATCTTTGAATGGATGGTAATTTTCATCAAAAAAAATAATATCTTTTTTTTCTATTATTTGTAATTGATTAATTTCAACTATTTGGATTTCAAAATCTTTAAAATAGTATAATATGTAATTTAAATATTCTTGATAATTATTAATATTTTTTTTAAATATTAAATATAATTCTTTCATATTAAAGAATTATTAAATTTATTTTTAAATAAGTTTAAAAAATATATTTTTTATTTTATCTAATATTGATATGTATAATAATTCTAATAAATTTAAAAATATATATAATAAAGATCAAAGTAATAGTTTACCTACTGATTATCTATTATATGTTAAATTACAAAATGATATCGATAATGACAAATTATCAGATTTTGATATTATTTTACAAATTGAGAATTTAAAAAGTAAACAAATTACTTTAAATAATTATAAATTGCAACCTATATATATATTATTGACTCTTTTGCAATCTAAAATTAATACTATTATTACACTTAATCAAGAAATAAAAAATTTATCAAATGATAAACTACATGCTGATGGAATTTTAATTACTAACAATATAATTATTAATAATCGTGTATCAATTAATCCATTATATATTTCATATATTCAAAAATATGGATTTCCTTATAATGGTATTTTTTTAGATGATTTATTAAAAACTTTATTTTAAATATATAAAAAAAAAAAATTTATTATTATTAAAATTGAATT